TCAGCATCACTAGTGCCTTTTTTAATTTGTTGTACATCTTGTCCTTCAAATCTTTGGTATATCGCAAAATATTCTCCTGCTGCTATAGATGTATCTGCTGTAGTACAGTCAAGTTTAAGGCTATTAGCAAACCCACTTGGTCCTGAACTATCTTGTGTCATAGTTAATCTACCTGCTGTTCCTCCTTGATAAACACCCCATCTGTCACAAGTAAAAAATCCATCGGCAGCACCAACACCAGTTGCACTTGTGGCTCTCTGTGCAACTTGCATAGCACCATTGATAACAATATTCCTTCGCCCACCAATCTGTGAATTGTCTAGGACTTCACCCATCTTCGCTAATTCTGCTGCTTTGGTCATTCGTTATTCCTTTTGTGCCTCAATAAAAGCTTTATAATTAGTTTTGACTGCATCTGTCCATGTAGCATTTGCTATTGCTTGTACATTAGTAGCTTCTTTACTAATATCTGTTGCAGTATGTGTCCATTTTTTAGTATCAATGTCGTATGATGACACAAAAGGCACTAAAACATGGCGATGTCTTGATCTACTTATTTCAGTTCCATCTTCTTTTATCACAGTATCTGTTGCAACTTGTACGTTCCAATCATTTACGATTTCTATTTTTGACGTTTCAATTGATTTTGTTAGTGCCATTTTTTTCTCCTATGCACTCATATATGTTAAACAAAAATATACATAATTTGAATTAGAGCCAGTAGCAAGATCTGTTCCTGCAAGTGCATCATTAAAACTATAACCTCCTGCTGATGGTAATTCATAAAGTTCCATATTTGTTATACCTTCACTTACTCTAACCACATTAGGTGCTTGAGAACTTTGAAATGAACTATTAAATCCAACCCAATATAAATTTAATCCACTACCACTTGCAGGAGTAAAAGGTGCTCCACTTACAGATAAAGAACCACTTACACTACCATGAGTAACACTAGAGGTTCTTAGTCTACAAGTAAGTGTAACTGTTCTTCCAATTTTTGTATATTTTCCATCTTGTATATCATGAGTTATCGCACCAAAACCAGTTCCATCTGTCGTATAAGTCGGTGTCCAAGTTCCTTCTTCATAATCGTCAAGTAAATTAGCATCAGCTACTGCACCAAAATAAACACCACTATTTGTAAATATTTCTCCATCTTCATCTACAGAAAATTTTACTGTGTTACTGCCAGTAGTGGTTGTTTGTAACATAATTTGATTTGCAGTAGGACTTTCGTGATGAATACGAACAACTGGTGTAGTCAAGTTTGCATTTGTTGCAGAAAAAACAGCAACATTATTAGGACTTGTTCCACTTGCTGGTGCTACCTCAACATACAAACCTCTTTCTTGTGCTCCTGCGGCCTCATTTCGTAAAGATAACTTACCGTAGTTTCCAGCATTATCACCTATTTTAACATTATCTTCACCTGCATCTACCAATAATAAATTGGCTTCACCATTACCCTCAACACGAAAATCTACATCTGCACTATCTTCATTAAAAACTGCACCACCTTTTGCAGATAATGCTCCAGTTAAAGTAGAAGCACCAGTAACTCCTAGTGTACCTGCCATAGTAACATTTCCATCAAACGTACCACCATCTGCTTTACTCACAGTGTCTGCGGCACTAAAAGCATCAAAAACTATTATTTCTACGAGATCATCAACTGAAGCTCCTTGAGCTAAAACAATGGCTGTACCACTTGTAGATGTATAATCGGCATCACCTAACTTCACACCATTTTGATATACATCAACAAAGTTAGAGTCTTTGTAACTTAATGTTGCACCTTCTGACCCTGCACCACTGAAACTAGTTTGCCCAGCGGTAGCAGTATAAGTGTGCTTTTTTCTAACTCCAAATTGTGGACTGACTCCTATATACGGCATAAATTATCTCCTACGGACTGTTCTTTTCGTTCTCTGCTTGTTGTTCTGCGGCAGTCATAACTACCTTTAAATCAAACGCTTGAGCAATCTGTTTATCAACTCCAGTTGCTATTGCAATACCTTTTTCATTGCAGTGTTTTACAAGTTTTGCAATAATTTCTTCTTGTGCAACTTGAGAACGCACATGAACAGCATTATCACACCAATCTTGAACTGAAAGTGCTATATATTCTAAACACTTCATTTGTGTGTCTGTTACTGTTACTTTAATTTCTGCCATTTATATCTCCTTAAATTATGCTACTTTTGTTATATAACCCAACATATGAGCCGCACCAGTATAAAAGTTTTGAGATGAACCAGTTTTATGTTGAAATACAATATAATCATTTGCCCCACAATTTAAACTAGCGGCAATATGCACAGTGCCACTATCCAAAGCAGTATGATGTCCCAAGCTAGTTTGAACACCATTTTTAGACACATCCACTCTTATATTAGCTGCACTTGAACCATTATAATAGGCTTGAAAATACACAAGATAAATTCCAGCAGTAGATATTGTAAAGCGACCATTAGTAGTTGTATATGTTATACCTGTCCTAGCATGAGCAGCATTACCTGAAGTGGTAAATGCGCTTACTCCATCATCAGAAGCTCCAAATATATCATTATGACCATGGCTCTCATTTGTGGCATTGTTTCCTTGAAACTGAATAGATGGTTGTAGGGGAAATGATACTGCATCCCCATCAAATATTGCAACATTCCTATTACCTATATCACTTGCACTTTGGCTGCTTTGCCAAACATCAAAATACATAGCATTGTTTGTGTTAGAACTACTGTTATGTCTTGTTCTTATTGCATGAGAATAAGACGTACTACCATTAAAGCCAAGAATAATTTGCTTTCCACCATTTGCACTATTATTGACATCTCCTGATCTTAAAGTTAATGCACTAACTGATTGTGAGCCAACAACATCAAGTTTTGTAGAAGGTGTGCTTGTAAATAGACCAACTCTATCATTACCAGCATCAACGAAAACTGCATTAGCATCACCATTTGACTCAACTCTAAAGTCTACATCAGCAGAGCTTTCATTGAATGTAGCTGCACCATCTTGTGTTACAGCACCTAATCCCTCACCTATTACTTTTGTTAATGCCATTTGTTACTCCCTTTTGTCTTCTTCCCATTTTTTTTCTTGTTCATTCCAAGTGTACTTTTTACCATCATCTGGGATAGAAGATGGTGGTTTCCAATAATATGTATCTTTATCTAAAGTCCATGAAGGATAAGGTTGTGGTTCGCAAAATCCAACTCCGTCATAAATATGATTTACACCTGCAAAGTTTTTTCTTAATGGTGTTCCACCATTTAAATGCTTACCACCCCTAGTGTTGTAAGATGTCTGCACCCATTCACCGGGAGAGTCATCAACAAATGAATCAAAAAATTCTTTTTCAGCCACGATAACTTTTATTACTTTTCCATCTAATACTTTTGCATAATGAGCCATAATAATTCCTTATAGTGCATACCTTATTATAACAATCCCAGAACCACCGTTTTGACCATTATGGCTTCCGCCAGTATTATAGTCACCTGATGCTCCGCCACCACCACCAGTGTTTGCTGTCCCAGCTGTGGGTGTTGATCCTACAGAACCTGCTTGACCGCCTTTACCGCCTCCGCCAGATCCACCTATGCCTCCGCTATCATTGGTAGGAGCTTCTGCACCGCCGCCACCTCCTCCTGCTCGTGTGACTGCTGAACCTGTTATTGATGATGATAAACCAGCACCGCCATTACCACCAGTAGTAGCAGCTACACCATTTCCGCCTACTGCTGAAGCACCACCTCCACCTCCACCAGCGTTTGTGCCAGAGCTACCACCAGCAAAACCCTGACCAGTTGTTCCAGATCCGGGTGCTGTGCCTGAATCATTACGAGCTTCACCACCCCCTGAACCTCCGTTTCCGCCAGATTGACTGTTATCGCCACCACCAAAACCACCACCAGTGGAAACAATAGAATTAAAACTAGAGTTGGAACCTTGAACTCCTACACTACCAGCACTTCCACCATGCACATTACCAGCACCTCCAGCACCTACGACAACTGAATAACTAGCAGCAGACAATGATGATATTTTAGATTCAGTAGATGAGTTTCCACCAGAGGTTTCAGAGTCAAAGGAATTTCTATATCCTCCAGCTCCTCCGCCGCCACCACCGCCGTTTGCAACACCTCCGCCACCGCCACCAGCAATAATTAAATACTCAACATTAGTTAAGGTTGTGGTGTTAACAAATGTACCTGATGAAGTGAATGTATGTATTCTCTCACCTCCAGAGGTGGTTACCGTTCCTCCTGAAGGAGCCGCTATAACGGTTTTATTTACAGTAGCTGATACAGTGTTGTCAGAATTTGTAGCTTTAATAGCAATAACTGTAGATGCTGATTGCCCATAAATAGCTGAAGGAACTGCCACTGTGGCAGCAGTGTCAGAAGTAGGCGTAACTGTTACAGTCGATTCAGATCCTCCACTTGGGGTAAAAGAAACAATCAAACCATCATTTAAAAAACCCGTTCCTGTTAATGTTAAATTAGTTGCAATACCGTTGACTATATTACCACTAACTGAACTAAGAACTGTTATGGCAGAGGAAACTTTTAACCATGATGTACCGTTAGAATAGTAAACAAGTTTATTCTCTGTATTGTAACGTATGTGACCCTCTGTACTTGCAGCAGCAGGTCTTTGTGCTGTGGTTCCTTTAGGTAAACCAAGAGAGGTTGTTGCTGTAAATGTTCCACTTGTAGCTATTAACGAACTATGTTCGGGATGATTAACTGTAGCTACAGTTCTAAACAAATAATATACAAAGATATTATTACCTGAGTTATTTGATGGTGCGCCTGTAAATGTAAGTGTGGTTCCGTTAGTTACCGCATAAGCCACAGATGGCTCTTGTATAACACCATCAACAGAAACAAGTATATCTTCATCAGAAGCCACTGAGTGTTCTAATGTAAATGCAGTTGTAGAACCATCACCAGAAAACTGTGTGGCTGGTTTACTAGCTACAAATCTGTTCCCCGTTGTATTACCAATATATGGCATTATGTGATCTCCATATAACTCATGGTCACTGATAGTTTGTCTGCAACAGAACAATCTATCTTTACTATATCTCCTACATTTAAAACTATCTTGTTTCCCGCCATGATTTCAACTGATGAACCAACTGGCACTGGTATATCCTTTACTATGTGAGCCGTGGTATTTTGTGTCTGAGATGTTTGCGTTGTTGTACTTACAAGTTGCACTGTTCCAGTAACTTGTGCTGTATGCACATTAGCCAGTGTTAATCCTAATACAATAATTGTGCTTCCAGACTGAACTGTATAAAGAGTTTCTGGCGACCCAGCAGAGGCTGGGGCAACATCTCTTGTAATTACTTTAAATGTATTTGCCATGTCATTATCCTAACGCTATTGCTAAAGCTGTGGCCTCATCTGCTGCTGCCGAAGCAGTTGTTGCACCTATGTCAGACAGTACCTCTGATGCACTTCTGCTCTCTAAACCGT